AGCTTTTGCGCTTGTTCCTGAGTCAACCCTAATTCTTTAAAAATAGGACCTGCTTCAGATAACAAAGCCGCATCAACTGTAACACCTTCAGGCATTGCAAAGTCGGCATAAGTGTCGGGTGCTGTCTGGCTACCTTCTCCATCAGTTTGTGTTGTGCTATCACTAGCACCTTCATCAAGTGTACCGGTATTATCGGCATCACCTTCTGAACTTGTACCAGTTAGCAGTGATTCACTACTACCTGTATTATCTTGTTCGGTTTGTACACCGGTGGTATCTGCACCACCTGCTACTGCACCGTCGTCACCTGCTTCATTCTGGTATACGCGGAACAACCAGTTTTTATCAATTTTCATTTCGTCACCTATTTTCTTTCAACATTTTATAATAATCTTCAGGTGCAGCTTCACGAATTTCTTCGTCTAACCATAAGCCTTGACTTCTTTTCCCTGACTTATAAGCGTCTTGCACATGATCACCAGTGAATATATTCTCAAAAGTATGACAGTTTTGCAAACTTCGCCACATAAAAGCACGACCATTTTCATTTTTCATGATTTGTCGCACTGTTAACAGTTCAATTTCACGCTCATTACGTTGTTTTTTATGACGGTCTTCTTCTTCAAACATTAAGCGTCAACCACTGATAAATCAACCACTGCACCGTTGGGTACAGTCACTGCAAAATAGTAGTTATCCCCTGGTGCAAGGTTTACTTTAAATCGTTCAAACCTATTACTATTGTACATCGGTGCAAACGCTGCCGTATCACTGCGTGAATACAATGTTAAAATTGCAGAATGAATACCTTTAGTACCTGAAAAGGTTACTATCACTGGACCACCTGCGGTCAAAGGTGCTAACGAACCATCATAGTCTTCAGTGTCATTTGTCATTAACATTGTCATTAATGCAACCCCTGCTTGTGTAATTTCTCAATTAAAGGTGATTCTAACGATTCAATCATCATTTGTAAAATTTCACCACTTGTCACTACTGTAACACTACCGTCTTTCACTATAACAAACCCGAACGCTTCTTCCGATTCTATACCTAAAGCAGTGATCAACTGATCAAACGCCAATGAAGGTTCACTAACAAATTCACTGGATTCTATACCCACTGCTTGTATGAATACACTACCTGTTACTATGACTGGATCAGGTATGGATTCTAATGACTCAACACCAACCGATTCTATGATTTGATCAAACTGTAAAACAACATCCCCGAACACTTCACCTGATGTAATACCTGTGGGTATTATAGTTAACTCACCACTACTAACCCCCCCAATTTCTATTGCTACACCCAGGGTAGACCTAAACTTCTGAGTTGTTGTAAATGTCGGGGTTGTATCTTCACTAGCAAGAAAGAAATTATTTAATTCTACCAGGGCTGTCATTTGGGTGTAACCGACCTCACCAGTTACCGTACCAAGTGCTTGGGATGTTAAAAACGTGGCATTTGTTGCGCTACCAAAAGCGGATAAGTTAATGGCCACATCATGGGGTCCCCCACCACCATTGTATTGATTAACCGTTGAGTTCTGCACTATCGCAGTCGCTAAGCTTGTATCATCAATACCGTCAAATTCAGTTATAGACAACCTATTAACTGAGTTCTGCCCATATGTAACTGTCAGTGTATCAGTGGTTGTTGATGTCGTCACAAGGGCGTACATCTCTAAACATCTATTATTAACGCTTCCATTGTTTACCGATACGAAAGTGCCATGCTCTGTTGATACACCAGTAGCCCCGTTGGTATTATTCCGCTGTATTGTTAATACAAGCAGTCTACCTATAGTTGATGTGAAGGATACGGTAGTAGTGGAACTTCCGTAATTCTGTACATCTAGTAACTCTACTGCGGTAACGGCCATTGTTCGCCCCCGTAGCTTTTAGCAGTGTTATATAAATCGTAATCGTCAGCGTAGTAAATACCTAACTCATCACTTCTGTAAGTATCGTCTACAACTAGAGGCTCTGAACTATTAATGTGAGGTAGCCTAATATTGAAAAATACAGGGAACCAACTTCCTAAATCATCAAACTTTAAATACTCTGTAGGTGTTAGCTCCCCGTCACTTGTTGCTTGCTCCGACTGAGTTTGCCAGTGCTCGTCCACATTACCTAGTAATATGTAATCAATAAACGTCTGCCATGTATCTAGGATGTCGAAACTAAAGCCACTATAAGTAGTGCCAGCATCTCGCAAGCCAACAAAAAACTGGTAGCAGCTTTTTAATCTCTCCATAGGTTCACGTACAAACATGACTCGAGTAGGGAATAGTAAAGCCTGTTCGTTAGACCCATACCAATTTTCACTTACATCTGAAAATGATTGCGTGCCAACTTTAGCTATGAGCTTTATCGCTGTGTCACCTATTTTTGTGTACATTCGTAACACCCCCCACCCTTGATATGTAGTGCATACTAAACCTCCACAAGGCTCTCCAACAGAGTAACCAGTTCACGCTGACGCGCCCTAAAGGCTTCCACACCCTCACGTACTTCAATCTGCTCTTTCTCAAGTTTTTTAATATAGCGAGCTTTCTTAATAGCTTGCTTCTCTTCTTTAGAGTAAAATAGAGGCATACACCCTCCTATAATTTGAATATTTTGTTAGAACCATTATCCCACTGTACCACTATGTCACCACCGTTAGGTGTTACAGGAAGCCCAGTAGCTGTGTCAATGTATGCTATTAAGCGTGAAGTACCACTACTTCCTGTATCTTGATAAATGACAACTACATCACTCTCGTTCACGATGACAGAAGTTAACGTCACATTATCTGCGTCAGCTACCCCACCGGTGACTGTCTTAGTTGTGAAGTTAGCACTGGTAGCCACTACACCAGATACATCAGAATGATACTGGTCATTGACTAAATCAACGGTGTACACACCTGTATCAACCAGCAAACATTTAATATTATCACCATCCCAAGTTATGTCACCACTGAGGAAAGCTTCTCTACCTTTATCATATAAAGCATTAGCCATGTTATTATCCTATTCCTGCGTTACGCATTACTGTACCGAGTGCATTGTCTTCACTGACTTCAGTTTCTGAAGCAGTCTTAGCTATATCAGCACCTTGTTGAGCTTGTGCCATTGCTTGAGCTTGTGCCATTGCTTGAGCTTCAGCAGCAGCCATTTCATCAGCATCTTCATCACTGCGCACCATGGCAGGATCAACACCGAGTGATTCACCGTATTCATTGATAGCACGATTGATGTCAACCTTGTGACGTGCTTCAGGGTATAACTGCGACACTTGACCCACGAAACCTACTAATCGGTCAACTGCACCGGTGGCAACAAGACGCTGTGCTTGTGCTAATACTGACACATATTCAACATTCAGTTCACGGTTTTGCAGTTCTTCAGGTGGTTCAGGTAACACACCGTTCTGCTGAAGTATACTGAATGTTCTGTCAATCAATGGATCGAGTAGTTCAGTATGCAAACGTTCAAGTACAGGACCTAGCATCAATAGTTTTTCTTCATGCTTTTCTGCAACTTCACGTGCAGTCATTTGACGACGGTCAGTCTGCGCCAGCATTAAGAATAAATCTTCATAGAAACCACGTTGTATACGACCTTCAGTGTCCGTTATCTCAGCCTTAACAGCATTAATATCAGGACGATAATCATATATAGGACGTAAACCGTTACCCAGTTCATCACCCCACACAATGTCGTTAGGGCCTACCACGCCACCGTTGACCTTGCTTTTAAGCGTTGATGGTCCTTGTAACGGTGGATTCACTATCTTATCTAATGCTTGATACTTGCGACGTTCAGTAAGTTGTAATGCTTTCGTATCACCGATGGTTGTAATACCAGGACAGTCAGTAGCATAAACATCTTCACCGGTTACATCCCAACGTGGAGTAACAACAGGGAATTCATCAAAACCTGATTCACGTAAATACTTATCTTTTGCACCATTACCACGGTTAGCTTCATAGTAAACACTGCGCCACGCTTTATCTTTTGCAAGTGGGCTAACGTTATCACGATCATCATTAGGTTCAATGGCATGAACTACCTTCACCCATGCTTCACTGTTACCTTTCTTCCACTGCTGAAGAACGTGGTCACTCACATTGTCTTCACCGAACTGTTTGATACATTGGCCCACTGACAGTTCATATTCACGATATAACGTATCGCTAACATTCTTACTATCTAAGCCGATCATGTAACTACCAACGGTATACGGTCTGCACCATATCACGTTTTCAAAGTCATGAAATATACCCATTGCACCAGTGCCGAATACACCGAGTTCTGAATATAACTGATGAAGTGAATTGTATGTATTAGACTGCGCAAACACCTTGTACATGATTTGCTGAACGTCATGTAACCACTGCTTCACTGTTTGAACATCATCAAGACTACTGTCACCCGTACCTAGTCTGAACCACGGTCGTGCTGGTGATGTGATACCTGACATCATACCTGATGCAAGTGTACGCGCTGATAAACGTGAAGTGTTGTTAATTTGTTTAGTGTTGCGCTTGTTACCTTTGTTACGGTCTGACGTTAGGAAACGACCACGGTGTGCAAGGTGATAGTCAGATAATTCACGCCACAATGGTATGAACGTAGACCGTTCTGATCTTAACGCTTCAAGTCTTTTATTAAATGCTTTGATGGTTGGCATAGATTAACCTACTAAAATATGAATATTCAACGTACTCGACTTACCTTCAACGTCTGCGATACACGCTCTTGCATGAGTAGCAACACTGGTACTCATAATTACTCACCAAGTAATGTTTTAGTTGCGGTAGTACCACCTTCTTGCACACCGCGTGCACTGGTTAATATCGTACTTCTACCTTGACCACCTGCTGCAGCTTTACGACGTTTGTCAATGTCAGCAGTGCTCGTGTTAGTTATCTCAGGTGCACGTGGTGCTTCTGGTAACGTTGGTGGTGGAGTAGGTGCGTCAGGTGAACTACACATAATTTATACCCTTTGAAAATATTAAATGTTGATATAATAAGCATATTAGTCGTTTAAGTCCATTGCGTCCATAGGATTATAATCTTGACTGCTACCGCGCTGATACACGTTATGGTCTAAATGAGCACGAACAGTGTCACGTTTAGGCACTGGTTCAGCAAACGTCAGGTATAACGCATCAGCCCAGTCAGGTGATACACCCAGTCGTTTCTTCATGTCCTTCTTACGTTCAAGCACCAGTTGGTCTTTATCATTGTGACCGAATTCACGTGATGTCAATTCAACTTCAAGTTGAGTATCGTTAGGTATTGAACCACCGTCAAGTAACCACTGACGACATCGTGAACCCATTTCAGCAGTACGTGACTTGTAATGCTTCACGTCAGCAGCGTTATCACCGAAACCTACATCAACGACATGGTAACCAAGTTGACGTAATCGGTCTGCAACGGGGCCACCCATTGAACCTTTATCCATGAAGGTGACATCAGGTTTATGTCTATCAAGTATCATTGTAAGCA